CGTGTGGCCGCCTACGCCCGCGTCTCGTCCGGGAAGGATGCCATGCTGCATTCCCTTGCGCAACAGGTCGGATACTACAGTGACCTCATTCAGGTGCACCCTGGCTGGGAGTTCGCCGGCGTGTACGCAGACGAGGCCATGACTGGCACGAAGGACGACCGCCCGGAGTTCCAGCATCTGCTGGAGGACTGCCGTAGCGGACGCATTGACATGGTCATCACGAAAGCCATTTCACGCTTTGCCCGGAACACGGTGACGGTGCTGGAGTCGGTACGGGAGCTGAAGGCCCTCGGCGTGGACGTTTACTTCGAGGAGCAGCGAATTCACACCATGAGCGCAGACGGTGAGTTGATGCTGACGATCCTGGGGTCCTATGCCCAGGAAGAGAGCCGCTCCGCCAGTGAGAACGCGAAGTGGCGGATCCGGAAAGCCTATGAGCGGGGCGAGATCATGTGCTGGCGGTACATGTTCGGTTACCAGATCAGCAGAACTGACGGCATCCGGATTGACCCTGTGGAAGGCCCCATAGCCCAGGAGGTTTTCACCCGTGTTGCCAGAGGCGAATCTCTGAACTCCGTGGCGCGGTGGCTGAACCGCACCGGGCACTTCGGCGCTCTAGGCGGGAAATGGCAAGGCCCCCGGCTACGGGAAATGCTGTCGAACGAGAAGTACCTAGGCAATGCCGTTTTACAGAAATCGTTCGTGAACAACCACCTGGAAAAGAAACAGCTACCCAATACCGGCGAGCTTCCGAAGTACTATGTGACCGAGACGCATCCGGCGTTGATCGATCAGGAAATTTTCGACATCGTTCAGCGGCGTCTGAGTGCCATTGCGGATAAGCACGCAGGCAGACCGCCCAGGCAGACCAGCGAGTTTACCGGCATGATCCGGTGCCCTAATTGCGGACAGAACTTCCGGCGAACCAAGAAAAACGGTTCACCCGGCTGGATCTGCCCGACCTACTACAACGAGGGGAAAGAAGTCTGCCAGAGCAAGAAGATCCCGGAGGAAACCCTGAGAACCGCGATTGGGACAGCACTGGGATTGGCAAAATGGGATCCGGCGACATTCACGGAGCAGGTCGCTTACATAGTCGCAGCCGGGCCAAACACCATTGAGCTGCACCTGAAGGACGATACAGTTCGCATTCTGGAATGGGAGGACCGTTCACGGAGGGAAAGCTGGACGCCAGAAATGAAGGAACGGGCCCGCCAGATTGCGCTGGCCCAGCATCAGAAAAGTTCGAACTCCTAACGGAATCGTTGTGCTGGACAATTAGGAGGTACCATGGCTAGAACAATCACCGCTTTCCCGGCTACAAAAAACATCTTCACTACAGCGCCTATCGCCAGCACGGCCAGACGCAAGGTTGCCGGGTACGCCCGCGTCTCCACAGACACAGACGAGCAGTTCACCAGCTATGAAGCCCAGGTGGACTACTACACTCAGTTCATACAGTCCCACTCCGACTGGGTTTTCGTGAAGGTCTACACTGACGAGGGCATCAGCGCCGTCTCCACAAAGCACCGGGACGGCTTCAATGAAATGGTCGAGGACGCCCTCGCCGGGAAAATCGATCTGATCGTGACTAAGTCGGTCAGCCGCTTTGCCCGAAACACTGTGGACAGCCTGATCACCATCCGCAAGCTGAAGGATCACGGGGTCGAATGCTTTTTTGAGAAGGAAAACATATGGACCTTCGATGGGAAGGGCGAACTGCTGATCACGATCATGAGCAGCCTAGCCCAGGAGGAGAGCCGTAACATTTCGGAGAATGTCACCTGGGGGCATCGCAAGCGGATGGCAGATGGAAAGGTCTCGCTGGCCTACAGCACCTTCCTCGGGTACGACCGAGGCGAGGACGGGGTGCTGGTCATTAACCCAGAGCAGGCAGAAACCGTCCGCCTGATCTACAGGAGCTTTCTGGACGGGATGACACCGGCGCTGATCTGTCGAATGTTGGAGGAGAGGGGAATCATTTCACCCGGCGGAAAGAAAAAGTGGTGTCCTAGCACCATATTCAGCATTCTGACAAACGAAAAATACCGGGGTGACGCCCTCCTGCAGAAAACCTTCACGGTGGATTTCCTGACGAAGAAGCACAAGGTGAACGAGGGCGAAGTGCCCCAGTATTATGTGCACGGGAACCACGAAGCCATTATCTCGCCGGAGGAGTTTGAGCGGGTGCAGCTGGAGCTCGAGCGCCGGCGGACGGTCGGCCACACATACAGCGCCAGGACAGCCTTTGCTTCCCGGATCGTCTGCGGCGACTGCGGAGCCTTCTACGGTCAAAAGGTCTGGCACTCCACGGACCGGTATCGCCGGCTGATCTGGCGCTGCAACCGGAAATACGCCCGGGGCGATGAAAAATGTAAAACCCTGGTTCTGAGCGAGGATGACATCAAAGCCCTGTTTCTGAAGGCCTACAATCTGCTTATGGCCGACCGGGACGCTGTCGCTGCCGACTGCCAGCTGCTGATCGACGAGTTGTCCGACACCGCTGCGCTGGACGCGAAAATCATGGCCACGCAGGAAGAGATGGAAAACACGATCACGCTGAACAAAGAGCTGATCAGAACGCAGGCCGCCAAGGGCACCGATCGGGAGGAGTTCACTCGGAAGGCCACCGAGTATGACGAGCGGTTCCGGAAAGCCGAGGCCAGGCTGGCCCGGCTGCAGGCGGACAGGAAACGCAACCTGGCCCGGTGTGCAGAGGTCCGGAGCTTTGTCGAAGCCATCCGGGAACAGCCACTGGTGCTGCAGGACTGGGACGAGCAACTCTGGAAAATCATGGTGTCACAGCTGACCGTTTACTCGGACGGCAGGGTGGTCTTCACCTTCAGGGGTGAGAACACGATCACGGTCAGGGCGGAATGAAGTCCTGGCCGTTTTTCCTTGGCGGAGCAATCCGCCTTTTCTGATAGCCCTACGGGAAGAAGGGGATAACCCTACGGGAAGGGGGGATAACCCTACGGGAAGGGGGGATAACCCTACGGGAGGAGGCTTCACGTAGGGTTATCCCCCGGCAAAGAGACGAAAAAGCGGTCGGAAAGCCCTAAAGACGGCAGCATAACCCTACGGGAGCAATTACAAAACCTTGTTGTATCAATGGTTTTCGGGGAAAAAGAAACAACTCTGACTTCGTATCAAAGTCAGAGTTGTTGGGTGGAAAGAAGCGTCAGGTTTGATACAATGTTACCTTGTGTTACCTTTTGGGGCGGGGTAACACTTTAGCGCTTTGAGGTAACAAAGCAGTGCCGAGGGTAACATTTTCATTTGCAGTGGCAACAAAGCTGCGCATCTCTGCACATCCGGCTGGCGGAAGCACACTCTTCCGGCATCGAAGAAAGGACTTGACTTTTCTGTGTTTCTATGGCGTAATCGCGACTACCGCGGCTGAATGGCGCCAAAGCTGCGGATCATAGAAACGCATCAAGGAGGGTCTTTTCATGACGAGCTACCAGAAAGAACAATTGATCGAACTCCGGGGTCAAGGGTTAGGGTATGGTGAGATCGGCGAAATTGTCGGGGTAACGACTGCAAGTGTGAAGCAGTTCTTCTATCGGCAGAGGAATGGTTCTGCCAGGCTTCGCTGCGATCAATGTAATAAAGTCATCGAGCAATCCTCTCGACCCACTCAGCGATTCTGTTCGTACGAATGTCGCATGAAATGGTGGAAAAGACATCCGCGGGAATACTCTGGTGATGAGAAGCATTGTTTCACATGCAAAACATGTGGAGTGGTGTTCTACCGCAGGAAGCCTTGTGTTTTCTGCTCTCGTGACTGTTACTTTGAATCCAGAAGATTGACAGCGTGAAGCAGATAACCAACGTACTCGATGTGGAGGGTTGACAGATGACCGACAATGATATCATTCGATACCACGCGGCAATGGCCCAAGTTCGTGCTATGTTACGTAAGAAGATAATTCGTATGGATGAGTTTTTAGCTTTTGAGGAAAAGATGCGCGTTAAGTATCATCTTCCGCTAAATAGCATTTTTCGGGACCACATGTTGATTACCAATCACCGGGCTTGGAGGTTGTGAGCAGGAGATGCAGCGCGTGGCAGTGCCCTGATTCTTTTTGAGTGTCAGATGTTCACCACGGGAATATTGTTCTCGCGCGCATACTGCTCAGCGCAGCTGCCGGCGAAGGCTGAG